AGTATTCACAGGAAGAATTGAAAGCAATTCGTGACGAAATTCGTGAAGCTACTATGCAAGCGGCACAAGCCGCAGGTGCAGGTAACACTCCGGCTAACGTTCAACGAATGATTAAGGAATTGACAGAAGCTAAGATGGATTGGCGTCAAATTTTGCGTCAACAAATCCAAAGTACAATTAAAAATGACTTTAGCTTTATGCGTCCTAATCGTAAGGGCTGGCATATGAGTGCCGTACTTCCGGGTCAACAATTCCAAGAAACGATTGATATTTGCGTAGCAATTGACATGTCAGGTTCTATCGGTGATGAACAAGCAAAAGATTTCTTAACTGAGATCAAAGGTATCATGGAAGAATACAAAGACTTTAAGATTAAAGTCTGGTGTTTCGATACTCGTGTTTACAACGAAGCTGATTTTGATGGCTACACTATTAACGAGTTTGATGAATATCAACCCGTAGGCGGTGGTGGTACAGCATTTGAAGCTAACTGGGCATATATGCAAGACAATGATATTAACCCTAAAAAGTTTATCATGTTTACTGACGGATATCCTTGCGGTAGCTGGGGTGAAGAAAACTACTGTGATACAGTATTCATCATCCACGGTAATGATCGCATTGTTCCACCGTTTGGCGAATACGCTTACTACGAATTTAAACACGAAGCGGCATAAATGGCACTTAGAACTGGAAAGCCTAATCCATTAAACTACTTTAATATGCGGAGGGTAGATTTTGCCTCTCCGCATTTTAAATACACAACGATTAGTAAGTATACTCCGACTTTAGTCAAATCTTTAGATCACTGGATACAATACCACTTAAATAACAGGTATTACATAGGGCAGGGTATTGCCCTAGATAATACTAACACTATTGTATATAATACGGTGATAGGTTTCGAATCAGAAAAGGACCTAAGTTTTTTCACGATTGCCTGCCCACATCTCCAATTGAGATAATTATTATATACGTATATTTTAAAGGAGATACGAAATGGCTGACCAAGCACAAGCACCACAACAATCGAACGATCTAACAATCAACGATCTAAACGCACTAAAAGTTATCATTGATATCGCAAGTTCACGCGGTGCATTTAAACCAAACGAAATGGTTGCAGTTGGACAAACTTATACTAAACTAGCAACATTCTTAGACGCTGTACAAAAGCAAGCTGAAGCACAACAAGCGGCAGCACCAGCAGATGCAACAGCACCTGCACAAGCACCAGCGGCACCAACAACAGGAGCTTAATATGGCTGATTTAAAACACGTAGGTCGTGTACGTGCTACTAACAGAAAATGTGTTGTAGCATATCGTACACTACCTGGAGATGCATATAGTTGCCTTATTGTAGCAACTGAAAATTTACCAGATTCTTATCACGATGCAATTATTAACTTAGTGCAAAGTCCAGCTGGACAAGAAGCATATGAGTTTGCAGAAGTTATGGATCGTTCAACATTCCCAGACGGTAGTCGTATGTTACCAAACTTACACGCCAACGGTCGTTTGTTGAAATTGTCAACTTCGGAAGTTGACATGCTACCTAACGCACACGCGGCAATTCAATTGTCTGAATTAAATCAGATTATTGCTGAACAACGTGGTCTAGCAGTTGACCAACTAGCAGTTGCACCTGCACCAAACGATAAACCAGTTGAATCTAAAGTTACACCGAAGCCTGAAGCAAAAGTTGAACAGAAGACTGTACAGCCTACAGAATCTGCACAACCAACTTCATTCGAGTCACCTGAAGAAGAAGCAAAGTTCTATCGTAGCCAGGCAGATAAGTTAGCTAAAGAAGCGGCTGCAATGCGTAGAAAAGCTGAGGAATTGGTTCCTACACCTAAGAAGAAGGCTAAAGAAACAGCGTGACCAAATCGGGAAGAAAACTTCCCAAAGACGTCATTGAACATTGGCCAGAAGTATTCAGCGAGGTAAAACTAAATGTGTTACCTCTTACGTATCTCCACACGGTTCTGGTCAATTTCAAAGACGGCAAGATTTGGGAAATAAAAATAACAAACAAGACTAGACAGGATGGTTGGAAATCCTTTGAAAAGAATCTTGCCGATCTATATAAGCATTACGAAGATAGAATTGACAACATCGATTTCAAACTCGACACAGAGCGAGTTAAAAAAGATATTACAAAGTCCACTGAGAAATTTTTGAAAAAGAAAAAACTATGAATGTAAAATTGATTTCGTCAAGCAAAGCAAGTAGAGAAATGACATCTGAAGGAATCTACGATGCACAAGAGCTTATTGCTTTCTGTGCTCGAGTTAGCAATCCTTCAAACCAGTTCAATTTAGAAACTAGCGAAAAACTAATTAGATACCTTGTTAAACACAAACACTGGTCTCCACTAGAAATGGTTAGTGCTTGTATAGAAATCGAAACTACACGCGATATTGCTCGTCAAATTTTGCGTCATCGTAGTTTTAGTTTCCAAGAGTTTAGCCAACGCTATGCTGATCCAACAAAAGATTTAGATTTTGTCATCCGCGAAGCCCGTCTACAAGACACAAAGAATCGTCAAAATAGTATCTCCACTGACGACGAGGCTTTAAAGGCTTGGTGGGATGCACAACAAAAATTCATCATCGAAAACGTTCGCAGAATTTATGCAGAAGCTGTCGAAAAAGGCATTGCTAAAGAACAAGCTCGCGCTATTTTGCCAGAAGGTAATACTGTAAGCCGTTTATATATGAACGGTACATTGCGTAGTTGGATTCACTTTATTGAATTGCGTAGTGCTAACGGTACACAACTAGAGCATCAAGAAGTTGCGAAAGCATGTGCTCAAGTTATTGCTGATATCTTTCCAATGGCTAATGAGTTTGTTGAAACTGGTTCTTAAGCCAATCAAAATCATTAATTAACGAAAGTGCCTCTTTATTAGAGGCATTTTTACGACCATATTGCATACCTGCATAAGCGCCATCAATTGCATCTTGAGATCCATGTTGAAGCCAAGCATTTAATCTAACATCAGATTCTAAATCTTTATTTTGAACTAATTTACAACATTCTCTAAATGCGCTACGCCATGTACTAAACGGATCTGTATTAAATGCTGTAAGATTGCTTATTTCTTCCATTGCTTTAAATTTGCCGCTAATTGCTAGAGTCATATCAACACTACCAGTATCCATGTCTATTGTCATTCTACGTGGCAATAATTTAACTCCGCCGTAACCATACATTAATCCATTTTCAGGATTTTTACTACGCCATACATGAACTACATCTAAGTCATACTCAGAAACTTCATGGTCAAAATTAAACGAATCTAATATTACAGCATCGCCGTCGACTACCCAAAACATTTTAGTAAATGCTTTCTTTGCGGCGGCAATGTGTGCTTGATGTATACCTTTAACTCCGTCTACACGTTTTGCCTGCGGGAAACGTTGCTTTAACTTAGCAAAGTTTTCATCTGCATTAGGTTCTTTATAACTAATGAATACAATATCGTACATTACTTTCTTCTTAAGATTCGCGGGCTATTGTTATATACTGTCTTAAAGAAGATACTGCCCGATGCATCTAAGTTTGAAATTTCTAACCCGCATTTTTCTCTAAGTTCATTACCGTAGAAATTAATTTGTTTTGTCTTTTCTTCCATTGATGCATTTTCATAATGTTCATTCCAGTACGATGTTAAGTATTCAAAGTCACGAACATTAGCATAATCCCAGTCTGTACAATTTGCTAAGGCAGCGCCTTCACGTGCGCCAAGGATACTATAAATTCCATTTTCAACATCTGCACCAACAGAACACCATATTAGTAAACGATGATAATTTTGCCACCAAACTGTTTTTAAATCCTTTACCTTTGCACCTTGATCTAATGACATCTTAACACCTTCACGGAAACCTGCTCTCCATGCTTGGAACGGAGTAGCATTAGTAAAGCTCTCGCTATAGCTGTCATTAAATTGATAATATTTGTCGTCAAAGCAAAATTCAACTAATCCCTTTTTATCATTGGGGTCCGAGTTTTCATGTGTACGCATATCATTAACAAACTTGCGTGTCCACATTTTAAGTCCACCATTGCCATACATTAGGCCATTAACGTGAACTTTACCACACCAACTAAACACATGATCAGGTGTTAATCCTAATTCATCTATGTCAACTTCAACTTCCATAAATTTAGGGTCAACAATATTATCAGCATCTACTGTGATAAAGTATTCTGTTTCACTTAAGGCAGCGCAAGCCTTGTGTGCCGCATCACTGCCTTTTACACCGTGAACACGTTTAGCCCATGGAAACTTACTTAACAAGTCTGCATAGTTTTTTTCTGCATTTGGTTCATCGTAACTTAGGAAAATAATATCCTGTTCACTAATTTTAATTGTCATTTATAATTAATCCATAACTGTGAAAATGTATTTTAGTGCTCATTGAGATCTTACTGCTGTCAGTTTCTAGTTTACTCTCAAATGGAACTTTGATAGGGTTGTTTATAAGGTCATTAATATCTACTACAATATCTCTAATTAAAAAATCAAAGTCGTCTTTTAACATTACAAAAAATATCGACTTATTAAATGTACTTCGTTTAACTTCGTCTTGTAAACGTATTTTAGCTTTATTAGATAAAGAAAATATCCATGATTGTTCAGCATTGTTCCACTGGACTGTTAATTCTGTATTACTTTTAGGAGTGTCATTAATCCATTCAAACTCATTTGTTCTAAATCCATACATACTCTCACGAATTTTAATTAACGATCTAACTTTTTTACCATCATCGCCCTTTACATTCCCTATAATGTAATCTTTAACTTGTTTTTCGCCCTCTGTAAATGCTCTGTAATCTTCAAATGGTACTTCAAGACTACCTTCATTCTTTAATGTAGGTTCGTTTGATACTGTTGTTATAACACCAGTCTTTTTATCAAAATGCAAGTAGTATTTTTGAACAATAGGTTTACGCTTTGCCATCTGCTAACTCCTCTAATTTTGTTAACAATGGTTTGTTTATAAAATCTTTTTCAACATAATGGAATAATTTCGATTGCTTAATATTTCCAACAACTAATTCTCCCCTAGAATTTAAAACATAATGTACTGCATCTTCCCAACTATTAAACAGCAAAGGCCATCCTTGATTAGGGATTTTCATATGTATTAATTCCAACGGACCTAGCGGGTCAACAACTTGACCGCGGCATGCCATTATTTCAATTGTAATTGCCACAGCAAGGTCCATGCTTATCCACTCTTGATACTGGTGGGGTGTAAATATTCCGCAAATACCTTTCCAGTTTTTAACTACAAACTCTAACACTTTATAAAATTCAAATGTAAAATCACATTTTTTAAAATAATGTAATGCGTAGTATGGACTAGCTAAATTATTTTCAATAAATGTTTTTCTGTGATAGGTATCTTTTACAACTTCTAATTTGTAATTTTTAATTCTAGAACAAAACCGCATGTCATACTTTTCACAATATTTCCACCATTCGGAAATATCCTCTAATAAAAGCATATCGGCATCTAACACAATCGTTTCATCGTACGGAGTTACATAAGGTAATTTCCATCTGTGTTCTGCTGAAAATTCTGTGCCAGCAGTATCATACCACGGAATCTCAATTATGTTATCAAACACCTTTGAATATTTTTTTGGAACTTTGTTATTAGTAACTATACTAACAGAACTATTTGCAGACTGACTCATCTTAATGCTTAGTGCTAATGCATACGCCATTTGAACATAATCGTTCCCGTCTGCGTTTTCTGCAAAAATTAAAAAACCTTTAGACACCAGAACCTCCGGTAATAAATCGATCTAAACTGAACTTGTTTAAAATATGAACATCTAGACCTGATGTTTTTGCTAATGTATATTCACCTAGGTAATCTTTTTTCTCAATAAGGAATCGCATGTTAGCATCGTCGATTGAGATTAGTAAATCTTTGTCGCTAGAAAAAATCATTTTACCAGGAAGCTCTGTAGCAAACTCTCCGTTAGTTTTACCGTTCATAATGTGAATGGCAATACTAAATGCGTGGTCATTTCTAAAAATAGCAGAATCGAAATTGTATAAAGTTTTAAAGTAACCCCAGTTAATTTTAATGTATTCAACAAGATTAAAAAAATCTTCCATTAACGGATTCTTGTTAAAGATAAAAGTAGTTGCCCAGTAAAATGGAATAGAATACGGACTTAGCCTTACAAGGTTATCATTATTTCGATGTGGTGATAAATCGAGATGCTTTTGATAAATCTGAAACTCATGGCCATTGTCTATTGCCGATTTTAAAATCGGTGAACTAATAATATAATCACTATCAATGACTAGTGTTCTATCATATGGGGTTAAATTATACACGCTATTACGTGCTTGATTTTTCCACGGCAAATGTTTTTTAGATAACGATCCGTCAAAAAATACCTTACCTTGATCATTGTTAGTAGTCGGCAATTCAATAACTCGATCAAACACATGATCTTTAAACGCATTGTTTAGATAACCAGGAGCATCTGTAATAATAGATACTGGAATATTTAAATATTTCTTAACACGCTCGGCCGCAAATACAGCTAACTTAATATAATCAAGCTCTTTGTTCTGCTGAGCAAATATTACTGCTCCGTTCATAGGCCGATGATATCCTTAACACTTCTTTTTGATTTAATTTCTGCAAATTTTGAAGCATAGTCGTTAACTGCTTCGAAATATATAGATGTCACATCATCAAAAAAATCTTGAACATCTTTTATAACAACAGGAAAATTATTTGCATCAACAAACGCAACATCATCAGTTTGGCCAATGTCTAACATTGTTTTAATAAAATTAATCAGCCCCGGATTAATCTTAAATGTTGCACCATTTTTATAGTAGACTAATTTTTGCTCAAATTCTTCTGCAATAATACGTCTTTGATTTGAAAGGGTTGCCATAAAGTTGGCAGTTTCAAACGCTTTTTCAATTCGTTCATCCATAGAAAACTCCGTAGTATATAATGATATACTACAGTAGTTATCGTGTCAACTATTTAGGTTAGATTGATTATGAACTCAACCCTGTTAAGGTTGTAGGATTTGGAAGATATGCCGAAACAGATACATATGGACCAGATGCATATCTCATATTCACTGTACTAGTAGTAGTACCAGAAATATCAGAGTCAACAAAGAATAAACTCGATGAACTAGCAGAACCATATGAAGTATCTTGGAACTGAGCAGTAAAGGTTAACACTCCACTTCCGTTGTAAGTGCAAAGGATATCATATTGGTTCGGTACATAAGTTCCGGTCATTGCTGCCGAATAGATCGTAACTTGGTTGTTAGGATTTGCAAGGAACCATGCCCAACCATAACTTGTACCAGTGCCGTATCCAACACTAGATGCTGTTCCGCTACGGCTAAATTGTATAGTTC